TTTTATTTATAGTTTCAATTTCTTTAACTTGTCGACTGTAATCTAACTCTTTTTTTTTGACAGCTGTATCAGCTAAACGATTTGCTTTTTCATAATCGTATCTTTTGTTTAAATCCGCTATCGCTTTTAAATGATCTTCGGTTGCCTTTTTCTCTTCTTTATTTATTTCATCATTTAATTTTTTTCTATCTTTTGCATTTAAAAGCGATAGCGGATTTAAACAAAAGATACGATGATGAAAAAGCCAATCGTTTAGCTGATACAGCTGTCAAAAAAGAAGAGTTAGATTACAGTCGACAAGTTAAAGAAATTGAAACTTTAGCTAAAAATGAATTAGAAAAACAAACCTTAATCGAAAAATTAAATAAAGAGCATTTAATCAGAATGGGAGTTGCTAAAAAGACTGATGCGGATAATAGTTTAAAATTAGAAAATGAATATTGGGCAGCTGAAAGTGATAAAGCAGTAGCGAGAACGGCTAAACAAAAAGAAATTGACGATAAAGCGGCAGCAGATAAAATACAAACAGAAAAAAACACAAAAGATGCATTAATACTTATGGCTGAAAGTACAGCCAGTATTTTTGATAGCTTGGAAGCCTTGGGATTGAAAAAATCAAAAGCAGCACAAACAATTAGAAAAGGAATTGCGCTTGCACAAATAGCAGTCGATACTTCTACAGCAATATCAACAGCTATTCCAATGGCGATAAAAGCTGGTAAAGAAGCCGCTTCAGTCGCGGGACCAGCAGCGCCTTTTGTTGGACCATTAGCAACAGCTGCAAGTTATGCAAGTAGTGCGGCTTTGGTATTTTCAAATGTTGCAAAAGCGAAACAATTATTAGGAAGTGGCGGAGGCGGAGGAGGTGGAAACACAGGAGCAGGCGGTGGCGGAGGCAGTGCCCCCCAATCCCCATCTTTCAATCTTGTGCAAGGTACAGGCAGAAATCAATTAGCTGAAAGCATAGGGCAACAAGCACCAGTCAAGGCTTTTGTAGTGGCAAGGGATATGAGTACAGGGCAAGAAATGGACAGGAATATTATTAAAAGCGCGAGTTTATAAAAAAACTTTGTGCAAAATCAAAACAAAAAGAACTTTTTTTTATTATACAAAGATGAAAACATACCTAGCACAATACGACCCATTAAAAAACAAAGGAGTTTATGGAATTTCTTTGGTTGAGAATCCAGCGATGGAGGGGTTGTTTATTGCGCTATCAAAAGACGAGCCTTTGCAGTTAAAAGAAATTGACAAAGAACAACGGATTTTAATGGGGTTGGTATTAGAACCGAATAAACCAATATATCGTAATCAAAACGGGGAGGAGTTTAATATCATTTTCAACGAGGAAACTATCAAAGATTTATCATACGGTTTCTTTAAAAATAACAACCACGGGAATAGCACGATCGAGCACGATGTTAAACAGAATATCCAAGGTGTAACGTTCACGGAATCTTGGATAGTGGAAAATTCTAAAATCGACAAGTCTACTAACTTTGGATTTGAATATCCGAAAGGAAGTTGGCTAGCGGTTATGAAAGTTGACAGTGACGAAATATGGAATGACTATGTAAAAACTGGCAAAGTGCAAGGATTTTCAATTGATGCGATGCTGTCACTAGAAGAAGTAAATTTAAAAACAAATATAGAAATGAGTAATACAAACACGTTATTGGAAAAGATTTTGTTGGCTTTGACACCATCAAAAAAAATCCAATTAGGAAGTATGATGCTTGCCGATGGTTCGCTAAAAATCGAATGGGATGGCGAAGTATTAAGCGAGGGTTTATCCGTATGGGTAATGGCAGATGATGGCACGAAAGTACCCGTGCCAGTTGGAGAGCACCCACTTGAAGATGGTACTATCTTAATCGTAGAGGTTGAGGGTATCGCGAAAGAAATCAAACCAGCGGTTGAAGAGGTTCCACAAGAAGAAGAGCCAGCACCAGCACAAGATTTAAACGACGGTAAAGTTTCAAACGATGCTAAAATAGCAAGTGAAATTGAAAGCGCAATCAAATCAATTTTAATAAAATACACAGCGCAAGAGCAAAGAATAGTAGAATTGGAAAATCAAGTGACTGAACTTGGCAAACAACCAAGCGAAAAGAAAATCGTAAACACTTCGACTGTAAAAGTTGATTTATCGAAAATGACAAAACAAGAAAGAATTTTTAACGCAATAAACAAACAAAAATAATAAATGGCAACAACAGTAACAGTTACCTCAAATTACGCAGGTAAAGAAGCAGGGGCAATCGTGGGACAAGCTTTTAAAGAAGCCGACACTATCGCAAAAGGATTTGTAACACCTTTTGAAAATGTAAATTACAAATTAAATTTACGAAAAATAGTATTAACAGGAGGTAAAAGAGAATACACTTGTGGACACGTTCCATCTGGCGCAATCACTTTGAGCGAAAAAGTATTAGAGCCTAAAAAATTCAAAGACGATTGGGAAGTTTGTAAAGAAGATTTCAGAGCGCAATGGTCAGAGGAAACTATGGGAGCAAGCGCACACAATGAAAGCGCGCCGAAAGACATCATGGATGCAATCCTTGTTGAAAAATTAGGGCAAACAGCTGAGGAATTGGATGACAACATTTGGAACGGTGACGCAACTAATGCGGATGAGTTTGATGGTTTGTTAAAACAATTCTTGGCAGATGCAACTGTTATAGACGTGGATTTAGACACGGTAACAGAAGCAAATGTAGAAGCAATGTTGAAATTAGCCTTAGCCGCTACCCCAGTGGATATCCGTAGAAAAACTTTGAAAATCGGAGTTTCACCTGATGTGTTTATGTTTTACGGATTTTGGTTAGCTTCAAAAGGTGTGGCCAACGGTTTAGGTGGCGATGCTAATACAGCTCCAAAATTTGGGAAATATACAATTGAAGAAATTAATGGTTTACCAGCTTCTACAATTGTAATCTTGGAGCCTAAAAACGTGATTTTTGCAACTGGTCTTTTGGCAGATCACAACGAGGTTAGAATGGTTGACCAAGACGAAACTTTATTGAACGGAAAAATTATCGGTACAATGGTTTACAACGCAGGTGTAGGTTACTACAACGGGGCGGAAATTGTTTGGGCAAGACCAATAGCATAATTAGAAACAAAGGGGGTTTAGTTACCCCCTTAATTTAAAATATAAAAATATGGCTTGTGATATTACAGCAGGTAGATTAAGGGCTTGTAAAAATAACCTTGGGGGTTTAGGTAAACTTTATCTTTTCAATTACGTGGAAAATCCTTTCACGGTAGTTAATGGCGTAGCAACAGCGATTAATCCTTTGCTTACGGTTGTTTATGAATACGAAATAGAGGGAGACGGTAACAATGTGTCTGAAAGTTTAGTACCTGATAGAAATGCAGGAACTTCTTTAAATACTCAAACGACTACAATCACTTTGAAAGGAATTGATGCTGCAACTTCTTATCAAATGAATTTATTGGCATACAATCAATGTCAGGCAGTCGTTAAAGATCGAAACGGTATCTTTCACGCAATAGGAATAGATGACGGTATTGATTTCACAGTTGCACAGGCAACAGGTGGAGCAAAGGGAGAAATGAACGGTTATACTTTGACTGGCGTTTCTACAACTGGAGCGTTAAGTCCTAAATTAGATACGGCAACTAAGGCAGCGTTTATAGCTTTATTAGATTAGATTAGATTAATTCAAATTAATTACCCCTTTTTCAAAACAAAAAGGGGTTTTTTTTATTATAATAATATGAAAGTAGTTAATCCAGCAAATGCAAATCACGATATTATAATTATTCCACGCTATTACAGCTATGATAATATAGTATTATCGTTTAATAATGAGATAATTCCTTGCTATTATACGACTAACGATGGCTTATTAATTATAAATTTTGAATATAATTTTGTTGAGGGTGATAAATTTAAAATAAAAATAAAAGATAGCGGAGAGGTATTGTATAATGGGATGATTTTTGCAACATCGCAAGACCCACAAACATTCAAAGCGTCAAAAGATTTGTACTATTATGAGTAACGATATTAGACTTTTGCAATTAAGCAACTATGTACGTCCGAAATTAGAGGAAAATAAGGCTAAAAATTGGGTTTTAAACGGCAGAAACAACAGCTTTTATCAGTATGTTATTGATAGATTTAACGGTTCGCCTACAAATGCCGCTATAATTTCGTCGTATATTGATTTGATTTACGGGCAAGGTTTAAATTGCAGAAACAAAAACCTTTCGCAGTGGATTAATTTTGTGACTATTTTAAACAAAAAAGAACTTCGCAAAATTATTGCAGATTTCGAACTATTTGGCGAGGCTTCAATGCAAGTCGTTAGAGCAAAAAA